AACAAATATACAAGTGCTAAGCAAAGATTTAATGATTTAAAATTATATGCTAGAGGTGAGCAGTCTGTACAAAAATATAAAGATGAGTTATCTATAAATGGTGATTTATCTTATCTTAACTTAGACTGGAGACCAGTGCCTATTATACCTAAGTTTGTAGATATAGTTGTAAACGGTATATCAGATAGATCTTATGAGTTAAAAGCTTATTCACAAGATCCTATTGCAGCGGCAAAAAGAACTAAATATATTGAGGATATTGTAAAAGATATGGAAAACAAGGAGTTTTATACTGACGCAGAAGCTCAGTTAAACGTTCCTATGTTTAAATCTGAAAACTTAAGTCCTGATCAGTTGCCAGAAAATAACGAAGAGTTATCGTTACACATGCAATTAAATTACAAACAAAGTGTTGAAATAGCAGAAGAAGAAGCTATAAACAATTTATTTGACTTAAATGACTACGACTTAATAAAGAAAAGATTAGATTATGATTTAACAGTATTAGGTATAGCTTGTGTTAAAAATTATTTTAATGTATCAGATGGTGTTAAGCTTAAATATGTTGATCCTTGCGATATAGTTTATTCTTATACTGACTCACCTTATTTTGATGATTTATATTATATTGGTGAAGTTGAAAGAATATCTGTTTCTGATTTAGCTAAAAGATTTCCAAACTTAACAAACGAAGATTTAAAAGAGTTAGAAAACAACACTGCAGGTGATTTTTATGGAACAAAAAGAACTGATGACAACTTTGTTTACTTATTAAACTTTGAGTATAAAACATACGCTAAACAAGTATATAAAATAAAAAAAGGTTCTAGTGGTAACGATAAAGCTTTAGAAAAAGATGATACTTTTAATCCACCAAAAGATGATAGATCAAGGTTTAAAAAATTAGACAGGTCTATAGAAGTTTTATATTGCGGTGCTAAAGTTATAGGTTATGATAAAATGTTAGACTGGGGTATGGCAGAAAATATGACAAGGCCAAAAGCTGATTTAACAAAAGTTAAAATGTCTTATCAAATATGCGCTCCAAGATTATATAAAGGTAGACCTGAGTCTCTAGTTAGTAGAATGACTAGTTTCGCTGACATGATACAAATAACACATTTAAAGCTTCAACAAGTTTTATCAAGATTAGTACCAGATGGTGTTTATATGGATGCTGATGGTATTGCTGAAATAGATTTAGGCAATGGTACAAACTATAATCCACAAGAAGCATTAAACATGTACTTCCAAACTGGTAGTGTTATCGGTAGATCAATGACACAAGATGGTGACTTTAACCAAGGTAAAGTTCCAATACAAGAATTAAGATCTAGTGGTGGTAATCAAAAAATAGCTAGTTTAATACAAACCTATAATTACTACATGCAAATGATGCGTGATGTAACTGGATTAAACGAAGCAAGAGATGGTAGTATGCCTGATAGTAATTCTTTAGTAGGTATACAAAAAATGGCAGCTGCAAATAGTAATACAGCCACAAGACATATATTACAAGCTGGTTTATATTTAACTTTAAAAACAGCTGAGTGTTTATCACTTAGAATATCTGATGTGTTAGAGTATTCAAATACAAAACAACAGTTTTTAAATACATTAGGTAAATTCAATGTAGCTACTTTAACAGAAGTTAGTGAGTTACATATGCATGACTTTGGTATATATTTAGATTTAATGCCAGATGAAGAAGAAAAACAATTGTTAGAAAACAATATACAAATGGCAATACAAAAAGATCAAATAAATCTTGAAGATGCTATTGATATACGTGAAGTTAAAAACTTAAAGTTAGCTAATCAACTTTTAAAACTTAGAAGAAAGAAAAAACAAGAGCTTGATAGACAGATGCAAATGCAAAATATACAAGCTCAAACAGAGTCTAATACTAAAGCTGCTGAGGCTGCTGCAGCTGCAGACATGCAAAAGCAACAAGCACTTGCTCAAACTAAAACTCAAATAGCACAAGCTCAAAGTCAATTTGATATTGCTAAAATGGAAAGAGAAGCTGCTATTAAAAAAGAGTTAATGGAATTTGAATTTAACCTAAACATGAGGTTAAAAACACAAGAAATGCAAGTGATTAAGAGTAGAGAGGATAATAAAGAAGATCGTAAAGACAAAAGAACACAAATGCAAGCTAGTCAACAAAGTGAGTTGATAGAGCAGCGAAAAGGAAACACTGGCCCAAAAAACTTTGAGTCTAAAGGTTTTGATAACCTAGACGGCTTTGGTTTAGAACAATTTGAGCCAAGGTAATTTTTAACTATTTAATTATATTATATTATGGAAGAAAAAGAAAACGTAGTTGAAGAAACTACACAAGATACAGTTGAAGAAACTGTTGATAAGGTTGAGGAACCTAAAAAAGAAGAAAAACCTAAAACTCCTCTTAACGAAGACGGAGATTATAAAGTAGATTTGTCTAACATTAAAACACAAGAAAATGCCATACGGGAAAACGAAAAGCAAGATGACGAAAAAAGTAGTCAAGAAAAGCAAGAAAAAAATGAAGAAAAGCAAGAAGTAATTCTTGAAGACGTAACAGATGAAGAACCAAAACCTGTAAAAGAAGAAGAAGAGGTTGAGGTTGAAGAACCTGTGCAAAAAGAACAAACTCCAGGAATGGAACTACCAGAGAACGTTGAAAAACTCGTGCAGTTTATGAACGAGACCGGTGGAACGATTGAGGACTACGTCAAACTCAATACGGATTATTCAAATTTTGATGATAATAACTTATTAAGAGAATATTATCAAAAAACAAAACCTCATTTAACTTTAGAAGAAATATCTTTTTTAATGGAAGATAATTTTTCGTTTGATGAAGAAATAGATGAGGCACGTGACGTAAAACGTAAAAAGCTTGCTTATAAAGAAGCGGTTGCAGAAGCTAAACAGCATCTGGAAGGTTTGAAAGGTAAATATTACGAAGAACTTAAGTTAGGTTCTAAGTTAACTAGAGAACAACAGAAAGCTATTGACTTTTTTAATCGTTATAATAAAGAGCAAGAACAAGCAAACGAACTACAACAACAAGCTAAACAAATATTTAACAAGCAGACTGATAAAGTTTTTAATGAAGACTTCAAAGGTTTTGATTTTAAAGTTGGAGACAAGAAATATCGCTACAATGTTAAAGACGTGCAAGGTGTTAAGGAAGATCAAAGTGAATTTGTTAAATGGTTATCTCCTTTTATAAATGAAGAGAAAAACGTGTTAATAAACGCTAGTGATTACCATAAAACACTATTTGCAGGTAAAAACGCAGACGCTATTGCAACACATTTTTATGAGCAAGGTAAAGCAGACGCTATTAAGGATATGACTAGTAAAGCCAAAAATATTAATATGGATGCTAGAAAAACTGATACTGGTGTTGTTGATACTGGAGGTATAAAAGTCAGAGCAATTAGCGGTGACGATAGTTCTAAGCTTAAATTTAAACTTAAAAATTATTAATTAAACTTTAAACATTAAATAAAATGAGTGCAGTAACATTTTCAGGGCCAGGTGCAGCGGGATTAGTCTCGCCGGCTCAAAGTAAAGTAACGCTTGATAGCGCTTACTTAGACATCCGTAATAGCGGATGGGCACAACAGTACCTGCCTGACCTATACGAAGCTGAAATTGAAAGATATGGAGACAGATCTATCAGTGGATTCTTATCAATGGTCGGTGCAGAAATGCCTATGACTTCTGATCAAGTAATTTGGTCTGAGCAAGGTAGATTACATTTAGCTTACCACGGAACAGTTAACACAACTACAGGTGAGGTTTCAGATCCTAAAGACATTGACAATGCTGGTGGTTCTAACATCGCGATGAGCGTAAGAGTAGGACAAACTGTAGTATGTCAAGTAACAGACGGAGCTGTTTCTCGTGTATTCAAGGGACAGATTACTGATGCTCCTGCTAACGGTGCAACTTGTACTATCAAACCTTATGAAGTAGCTAACATTAGCAACTTTGCAAGTATAAGTGGTACGGCAAAACCTATCAAGTTCTTCGTTTATGGTTCTGATTTCCAAAAAGGAAAACCAGGCATGGGCGGCGGAGTTGAAGCTGAATTTAAATCTTTTTCAAACAAACCAATGATTATTAAAGATGAGTTCCAAATTAATGGATCTGATGCTGGTGCAATTGGTTGGGTTGAAGTTTCTGGTGAAGCTGGACAATCAGGTTACTTATGGTACCTAAAGTCTTCAGGTGATACAGAAAAAAGATTTGAAGATTACTTAGAGATGACAATGATGGAAGCTGTTGAAAAAGACAGTACTTCTGCAGTAACAGGAACTGGATCACAAGGTTTATTTGCTGCTTTAGAAGAAAGAGGTCTTATTGGAAACACAGGAATGTTTGATGGTGGTGCTGGTTCAAACCCACTAGTAAATGACGATCTTGAAGATTTCGATATTCTTTTAGCAGAACTAGATAAGCAAGGTGGTATTCAAGAGAACATGCTGTTCTTAAACAGAGAAGCTGCTTTAGCTGTAGATGATCTATTAGCTGGTGTAAATTCACACTATTCTGGTGGTGTAAACTACGGTGTATTTAACAACTCTGAGGATATGGCGTTAAACTTAGGTTTCAACGGTTTTAGAAGAGCGTCTTATGACTTCTATAAAACTGACTGGAAATATCTAAATAACAAGTCAACTAGATTCTTAGTAAACGATGGTGCTACTGTTGGTAAAATCGAAGGTATGTTAGTTCCAGCTGGAACAACTACTGTTTATGATGAAAACATGGGTAGAAACATTAGACGTCCTTTCTTACACGTAAGATATAGAGCGTCTCAAGTAGATGATAGAAGAATGAAAAAATGGACAACTGGATCTGTAGGTGCTGCGACATCTGATCTTGATGCTATGAAAGTACATTATCTATCTGAAAGATGTATCGTTGCTCAAGGAGCTAATAACTTCGTGTTATTCAGATAATCAATTTTTTAAAGAGTTAGGCGCTTCGGCGCCTAGCCCTTTATTTTAACTATTTAATTATATTATATCATGGAAAATAAAACAAAAAAATCTCCTAAATGGGAGGTAAAAGATAGGATGTATGAACTTACTGGAAAAAACAGGCCTATCATAAGAATAATGAAAAGAAAAAACCTTTATTGGTTTGATGAGGAAAAAGGCTATCAACGAGAAATGGCTTACGCTGTTAATCAAAACACACCTTTTGTAGATGAGTTTAAAGGAAGGGTAAGACCTGGACATATTATATTTAGAGACGGTATTTTATTTGTTGAAAAAGAAAATACAATTTTACAACAACTGTTGTCTATATATCACCCAGATAAAGATTTGGTTTATAGAGAAATAGACAATGAAGTTGATGCAGAAGCTGATTTAGATATATTTGAACTAGAAATAGATGCTTTAAATGCGGCTGCAGAGATGGAAGTTGAACAAATGGAAGCTATAATGCGTGCAGAGATCGGTTCTAGGGTTAATAAGATGAAATCTAAGGAGCTTAGAAGAGATACTTTGATATTTGCTAGAGAAAATCCAGAATTATTCTTAAAACTAGCTAATGATGAAGATGTTAGTCTTAGAAATTTAGGTATAAAAGCTGTTGAAGCTAATATATTACAATTATCTTCAGATAATAGAACATTTACAGCTGGTAAAGAAAAAAGAAAACTATTTGAAGTACCTTTTGATGAACACCCTTACACTGCTTTAGCCGCTTGGTTTAAAACAGATGAAGGATTAAAAGTGTTAAAATCAGTAGAGAAAAAATTAAAATAAAATCATTTTATAGGGTGGTCATCTCTATAAGGTGACCACTTTATAAATAAAAAGAAATTATGATAAACGTAAACACAGTATATAAATCAGTTTTATCAATACTAAACAAAGAGCAAAGAGGTTTTTTAACACCTGATGAATTTAATAAACTAGCTAAACAAGCTCAGTTAAATTTACTAGAGGTAGCTTTTGCAGAGTACAATAGATTTTTATCAGCGGATAATCTTGGTAGAATAAACGCTGGATATGCTGATTTACCAGAAAAAACTAAAGAAAAAATAGAAGCATTTTATGCAACGTCTACTTTGTCTGGCCCACCTTATTCGTTACCTAGCAATGTGTTTAAGTTGATAGAAGTAAATATGCTAAACAAAACACTTTCACTAGAAGAAATAGATAAAAATGAACTTTCATATATATTATCTTCACCTTTAACAAAACCATCAAAAGACTTTCCTGTATATTACAAAACAACAACAGCTACTACAGGTGCTACAACTATAATAGTAGAGCCAAGTACTACAGACACTATAACTGTAGATTATATTAGAATACCTACAGAACCTAGATTTGGATATACAGTAAACTCAACATATGGAACAAACGTGTATGATCCTACTGTTTTTGACGCTAGTACACACGGAGGAACAACACAAGGATCAACAAATTTTGAATTACATCCATCAGAAGAGTCTATGCTTATTATGGCAATTTTAGCTCAAGCTGGTATTGTAATAAAATCACAAGATATATCATCATACACTGCTAGAGCCATGCAAGGAATAGCAGCACTTAAAGCACAATAAATATGTCATTACTAAACGCAACACCTTTAAATTATTATAAAAGTAAGTACCAATGGGATGGTTCTGAAGGGGCTACACATAACTATAACCAAAATGGACTAAACTTTAGTATAAACAATGCTATTTTTACAATAGCATCTAGTTTTCCGTATACACCTAACTCAATAAACGATTTTACTATAAATATAAACGGTGAAGCTCAAGTACAAAGTAATTATACTTATGCTGTTGTAAATGGCGTAGCTACTATAACTTTTAACAGTATAACATCTGGTTTTTCAACTACAGCTTTAACAAATGCTAGTGGTATACCTAATAACGCTGTAATAGATTTAATACTTAACAATCAGGTTTTAGGTGACTATAGATACATATCACTAAAAGATATAGTTGGAAACTTTATGATAGGTTATGTTGGTGATGGTAAACTAGTAAACACAGCAAAAAGATCTGAGGTTTTGTTTCAAGCAAAAAGATGTATACAAGAGTTTGCTTACGATATATCAAGGGTAGAAAAAATACAAGAAATAGAGTTACCACCTAGCTTAAGTATACCTATGCCACAAGATTACGTAAACTATGTTAGATTATCTTGGGTAGACACCGCTGGTATAGAGCATATAATATATCCTTCAAGAGATACATCAATACCAACTCAAGCTATATTGCAGGACTCTGATTATGATTATTTATACGATGTTAACGAGAACTTATTAGTTGGTAGTGCTTTAACAAACGAAAGATTTAGAGAGTTTGATGCTAACAATTTATCAGGAACTTTAGAGTCAAATGATTATTTTTATCACACAAACTACCACACTGAAAGAATAGGTAATATTGGTCAAAGATTTGGTGGTAATCCTGAAAACATGCAAGAAAACGGTTTATTTATAATAGACGAAGCAAATGGTAAAATATCTTTTAGTAGCAATTTAAAAGATAAATTAATTACATTTAAATACATTTCAGATGGTTTAGCTACTGACAATGAAATGAAAATACATAAATTTGCAGAAGACGCTATGTATCAAAGTATTTTATTTAATTTATTAAGCACTAGAATAGGTGTTCCAGAGTTTATAATTAATAGATATAGAAGATCAAGAAGAGCTGCAATGCGTAATGCTAAAATTAGATTATCTAATTTAAAAGTAGGAGAACTTACACAAGTAATGAGAGGTAAGTCTAAACATATAAAACACTAATTAAATGGCGGAACTTAAAAATATGTTTGTCAAGGGTAAAATGAATTTAGACCTTGATGAAAGACTCATACCAAAAGGTGAATATAGAAAAGCACAAAATGTACTTATAACAAACAGTGAAGACTCTGATGTTGGAGCTATTGAAAATGTTAGAGGCAATGAGCTTATTGGTGATGCTTCTTTAAATCTAGGTAGTGGCGTAGAAGATACAGGTGTTTGTATAGGTTCTCATGTTGATGTTGCTAAAGAAAGAATATTTTGGTTTATAACAAATTTTACATCTTCTCAACCCGAGTCTGGAATAAATGATATTGATAGAGCTGAGACTGGTTCAGATGAAAACTGTAGAATAATTATGAGAGAAAAAACCGGAACTATTCATGTTTTAGTAGACGGTGTTTTTTTAAATCTTACAACTACTCATCATATAACAGGTGTTAATGTTATAGGGAATTTTTTATATTGGACAGATAATTATAATCAACCTAGATATATAGACGTTGAATTAGCTAAAACTGATCCAAACTACTACAACTGTGAAGAAAAAATATCTGTAGCAAAAGTTGCTCCTTTTTTACCTCCGTTTTTGCATAAATCAAACGAAGCATCGTCAGATGCTAATAAAGGTGATACATATACTTTAGTAACAACCGATCCTAACTCTAATACTCAGCACACAAAGTCTGAGTATATGGAAGAAAAGTTTATTAGATTCGCTTATAGATATAAATATAATGATAATACATATTCTATTATATCACCGTTTACACAAAGCGTATTTAAACCTTTAAGTAATGGTGAGCTAAAGTTTGGTTCACAAGCAAAAACAGGTGGTAATAGTGCGCCTGGTCAACTTGCTTTTGAACCTGTAGTAAGTAGTAGTGTACAATATGTATATACTCATAACACTGTTCCTATAATGCAAAACGCTTATGACAAGGTTGTAATGCGTATACCAATACCAACCTGTAGTGATAATGGAATTATTTCAGAACATAATACAGCTGCTAATCAAATAAGTAGCAACTCTTATCCTAATCTTTTAAAAATAGATAGTATTGAAATATTATTAAGAGAAGCTGGTACTAATTCTATACAAATAGTTGACACTTTAGATTTAGTAAATACAACAGGTTTAAATTTTGGAAGATATAAGCAAAAAAGAGCTCTTGGTGGAGGTCATTATTATAGACAAACTGTAGAGTACACTTATTTAGCTAGAGATCCATTTAAGGTTCTACCAGAAAAACAATTAATAAGAGTTGGTGACAATGCTCCTGTAAGGGCAAAAGCTCAAGAAATTGTAGGTAGTAGACTTGTTTATGGAAATGTAACTTTAGGTTATGATTTACCTAGAGATGAAGACAATAAAAAAGGAATTAAGTTTTTTGTAACAAGTGGTCCTAAAAGTGAAAACGAGCAAACATACACAGCTGACTCTATTGGTCATTATTTTCACAACCACGAGCAATACAAATTTCACAATATAAAACAAAGAAGAACTTATCAAGTAGGTATAGTTTTAGTTGATAGATACGGTAGAACTTCACCGGTAATACCTTCTACATACAAAACAGATAACTTAGGTGATACACATACAGTTGATGCAGTTACAGCTGATTTAAAAAGTAGTTTTACTGACGCTAATGGAGATACTCATTACAGTTGGAGTGACACTGGTATTGCTTATGGTCAGGCTTTATCAGTAGAGTTTCCAGACTCTAGAATAGTAGAAAGTAAAAAAACTTTTGATAAAGACTTAAAACCAAATGGTTGGTATTCTTGGAGAATAGTTGTAAAGCAAGTTGAACAAGATTATTACAACGTGTATACCCAACATCCAATGGTTAACTGGAGTAGTAATGATGCTACAACTACTTTTGGAGATGCTGGTAGTATGACAGGTTATAGAGATCAACATATAAAAGGTAGATTTACTACAAGTAACGATTCAAGAAGTTGGTTTTCTTTAACAAACGACAATATAAATAAAGTCCCTAGATCTATTAAAAACTTTAATGATGATGGTAGAGATTTTGGAGTAGACAGAGATGGTTTTGGTAGACTAGTTACAAACACAAACGAAGGCTTGACTGGTTCTGAGGTTAAGTTATATCCAAAAGTTGTACAAGTATCTAATGGCACTACAGGAATAGCAAACAATCATTTTGATTCTGTAATGGGTGATCCTGATCAAGATTATATAAACGTTTTAAGTATTGGTTCTGCTATTGATCAAGGATTATCAAGTTTGTCTAATGCAAAAAAAGACGATGGTAACAATAATCCAAACAGCGTTCAAGATTCTAGTTTTGAAGATAGACCTAGACCTTATAGTTTTTTAGCTGATAATCACAAAAATCCTTTAGTAGCTGAAATACCTAATTTATATAATGAACCTGTTGCGGTTCAAGGTGAGTTTCAAGTTTCTTCAATAGGAACAAACAGTGCTAATCCACCTACAGCAACTACAGCGGCAGACAACGAAAATATAAATGATGCTATTAGAACAACAAATAATAATTTTGCTAATATGCCTTTTGGTTATCCAAACGGTAAAGACAAAGGTTTAACTGTTTTTGAAACAAAGCCGTTTGAGTCAAATATAGATATATATTATGAAACATCTAGTTGCGGTTTAGTTAGAGATTTAAATGAACATTGTGACTTTGCAAACGCAGGGCCTACAAATATACAAATAACACCTACTTTTCAAGAAACAAGTTTTACAGCTGGTTTAGCAGCTAATATATTAGAAGAAGCTAAGTTTTCATCTACAGCTGGTCAAAATCATGCGCAAATTGGTGCTTTAACAGCTACACCTGACGATCCAAACAGTCAAGGTATAACAATAACAAATTTTGAAATACTTGCTTGTAGTAATGGTTTTAACGATGGTAATGATTTAGGTAAGTTTTCTATAGCTTTTGAAGATGATAAATCTTTTATTAAAATATCTACTAGACAAGCAACTCAAACAGATGCTCATAATTTTAACTTATCAACAGGTGGTACTGTGCTTAGGTTAGATTATAAAAATATTAGAAACTTTACAGCAACTTCAACTAACTTTGTTGATGCTGCAGGGAATTTACCATCAGCTTTTGATACAGATGGTTTTTATAGAGTTATTCATTATCTTGGTCAACACAGTAGTGCTAACAACAACGAAATGATAAGACAGTGTATTGTTGTTCAAGTTGTAAATAATCAGGTAACAAACTTTTTTGGTTCTAACTTAAGTAATGTGCCTACTAACATAAATCAACAGTTTATGTTAAAAACAAATGATTTATTTGCTTTTCAAAATAACAACTCAAGAGACGTGTTTACTCTAACGTTAAGAGCTATACAAAGTAATCAAGTAACTGGTAATGAAAATATAACAGTTACTATAATAAATTCAAAACCAACAGCAAATAACCACCCTAGCATATTAATACCTAGCACAACACAACCAGGCCCGGGTGGTGGTAAAAACTTAGCAACACTAACAGCTGTTAATGGCTCTGCAGATCCGCTTAATAACACTTTTGGATTAACAAGTACTTTAGGTGGAACAAACGCTAGTTCTTTTGAGCTAAACCAAAACGGTTTTGCTCCAGGTAACTTTCTTTTAGGTGCTAGTAGTACTTTTAATTTTGCCGCTTTATTTGGTACTCCTAGTAACGGTGTTTACCCTAATTCACCTTCAATAGCATGGCAAGTAGAAGACAACGGTGGTTTAAACTCACTTTTAGATGGTAGTATAGCAACAGGTATAAGTTTTATAGGTGTTCAAGTTATAAACATACAAGGTTACCATGATTCAATAAGTGGAGCTAACGCTTGTACAGGAGTTCAAACACAAACTTTAACTAGTTACGCTGTTACAAAAGGAACTGCTACTCAAATGTACACATCAGCGGGTGGTTTACAAATAGGCAACAAAGTTTACACTAATAATAATTTAACACAAACTCCTGGCGCTGGTTTTATAGCGATAGCAGTTGGAACAGGTCATAAGTCCTATCCAATAGATGCTTCAGGAGCAATAACAGGCGCGGGAACTACGTGCGTAATAGTATAAATATGGGAGCAATATTAGAAATATCTTACTTTAACTCTATAGTTTTATCAGGTGGTAGAACTCACGGCACACCAACTACAGAAACAACTGGTGTGTATCATATAGAAGAGTCTAGAATAAAAGGTGAGTTTAACGGTAGGCAAATGGATTATGGTGTTAAAGCGCATATTACAGATGAAGAGTATGGTTCAAAGGTTAGAGAAAACGCTATGACATACTCTGGTATATTTAACTCCAGAACAAGTGTTAATGAATTAAATCAGTTTCCTAGTGGAGAAGATATAACTAGAGCCGTTGATATTGCTGAAGGTAGTATACAAAAACTACACGCAGAAGATACTAATTTAAATATATTTCAAGAAAACAAAGTAAATAGGGCTTTAATTGACAAAGACGCTATATTTACAGCTGAAGGACAACCGTTAACAGCATCAGGAAAAATTGTTATAGGTCAAATAACTCCTTATTCTGGTGAATATGGTATAGGCACTAATCCTGAAAGCTTTGCTGTTTATGGTAACAGAAAATACTTTGCAGATAAAAGAAGAGGAGCTATATTAAGATTATCAAGAGACGGCTTAACACCTATATCAGATGCTGGTATGAAAGACTGGTTTAAAGATAACCTAAAAGTATGTGATACTATATATGGGGCTTATGACGAGCAAAAAGGCACTTATTGTATAACTCTTGAAACCAACGACGTTGTTAATAGACCTATAAAAAACGGTATGGTATCAGTAACTCCACTTGGAGCTGATGCTGACATAAAAGATTATGCTACACTTTGTTATTCTGAAAGAGTAAAAGGTTGGACTTCTTTTTACACATATAGAGTTAGACATGGTTTAAGCATGAATAATGATTTTTACACTTTTACAGGTAACGACTTATGGTTACAGCATAGCGAAGATGTGGCTAGAGGTAGTTTTTACAATATATTATATCCATCTGATGTTGATTTTGTATTTAATGACCAGCCTCAAACAGTTAAAACGTTTTTAACTATAAACTACGAAGGTACTACTGGTTGGTCTATGAAAAACTTTGAAACAGGTGGAAATACTATAAGTGGTTATAATACATACAATGATATGAATACTTGTTTTGAAGTTCCCAGCGAAGGAACTCAACTAGGAGGTCAAACAATAGGTTTTGTTAAAAAAGAAGGTTTTTATTTTAGTGAATTAAAAAATAAAGCTTTAGACTTTTTTCAAGATAACTCACACTTCAACACAACAGGTGTTAAAGGTTATTTTGCTGATATTAAAATGAGGTATTATAATACATCAGAAACATCATCAACAAGTAAAGCAGAATTATTTTCTGTAAACAGTGAAGTAATAGTTTAATTATATGAAATTACAAAATAAAGTTGATTACAGAAACAATGTAATGCAACTAGAAGAAAAATTTAAAAACACTGAAGGCGCTTTAGTAGGTGAAGAGCTAGATAAGTACAACCCTTTAAAACATACGTTTTGTGAAGGTTTTTATTTAAGAGAAGTAAGTTCGCCTGCTGGTCAATTTTTAATTTCAAAAATACACAAATTTGATCACCCTTATTTTTTAATGGAAGGTGAATGTTGTGTTTTAACAGAAGAAGGACCAATAAGAATAAAAGCACCTTATTATAGTATAACAAAAGCAGGTACTAAAAGAATTGTGTACACTAACACTAGTGTTAAATGGGTTACAGTACACGCTACAAAAAACACTGATTTAGAAAAAATCGAAGAAGAAATTATAGCAAAAGATTTTAACGATCCTGCTATAGATATAAAAATTTTAAAACAATTAAAAAACAAATAATATGGCATGGATAGCAGTAGGTATTGGCGTCGCAAGTTTAGCATCATCGGCGTATAGTGCCCATAAGTCAAATCAACAAGCTAAAAGATCTGGTAGAAGAGCTAGTAGGCTTGAGGGTAAAATGGATGATTTAGAAGCTAACAGACAAGAGGTTATAAACCCGTTTAGCGGTATGAGAAACCTGTCTGATATGGTAAGTAATCCATTTGCTAATTTACAAGTAGCAACAGAAGCAGCTGAGTTTCAAGCTGAAGAAGCTGATATAGCTTTAGCCAACATGGTAGATACACTACAAGCTACTGGTCAAGGTGCTGGTGGTGCTACTGCTTTAGCACAAGCTGCTTTAAGAAGTAAAAGAGGTATATCTGCAGATATAGCAAAACAAGAGGCTGAAAACGAAATGGCTAGAGCTACTGGTGAAGCAAACGCTCAAACCATGAGGTTTAACGAAGCTAGACGTATGCAAGCTATGACTGCACAAGGTAGACAATACATGTTTGAAACTCAAGAAAACAGAGATATTGCTCAACTAGATAGACTTGCTGGCTTAATAACTGGGGCCAGATCTAATGAGAATAAAGCAAGAGGACAAAGCTCGTCAATAATAGGAAGTGCTTTACCAAATGCTCTTATGGCTGGACTTGGAGCTCATAATGCAATGAACCCAACTGGCCCAGCTTAAATAAAATAATAATATGGCAACAAAAACAGGAATACCAAGAGTAGGTGTAGAACAATACAATACAAATATAAAATCACCTGGAATTAATAAGCATACTACTTATACTAAAGGAGAAGTAGCAGAAATAACTGATTACGCTAAAGTTAACAGGGATATACAAAAATCTATAGCAAATATGGGTGAGGAGCTAGGAGAGTTTGTTGCTGCTGAAAGAGAAAGAAAAACTCTTGATCCAGATGTAGCTGCAGAATTAGGACTAGATCCTGAAAGTACATATAGTAGGGGTGATTTTATAGCTAATCAAATGAAAGAAAATCCAGACATGACTCGTAAAGAAGCTAGACAAGCCTGGAGAAGAGCTAAAAAAGGTTCACAACCTGCTGATGTTGATGATACTAGTATAGAAGAGAAAAAACAAATAGTTAATGAAGTTGCTGATGAAATAGGTGAAAAATCTGATAACGCGTTTACAAATGCCGCTGAAGATATATTAGGTGGTAGAAACTTTAATCAGCTAAATAGAAGACAAAAGATTTTAGCTAAAAAACAATTAGGAAAGTTGGCTCAAACAAAGCAAAGTATGGCTACACTTATGACAGAGTGGGCTGGTGCAGATCCTAATGATATTTCTTGGAAGAAATATGGTTCACACCCAGACGTTGCTGATTTTATGCAATATATAATAAGTGGCGATGGTGCTGAAAAAGACGGCTTACCTTATACTTTTAGTAGTGAAAACGGTGGTACTATATTATATGGTGATAATAAAAAACTTTTAATGAGAGATTTAGAAGCTGGTAAACATATTTATGCTACAGCTGATAACAAACAATTAAAAGAAGATGTAGCTGAAACAACTAAAAACAATGTTGCTATTTTATTAAAAGCTGAAGATAAAATTATTAAATCGTTAAACGACCAAAGCACTAAACCAACTGATGAGGCTTACGAATATAATAGAGAGCAAAATATTAGAGATATGGTAAGGGCTGAATACAACCAAGGTATGTATGAAGATGTCTGGAACGCTGAGATGAGAAACCGCTTTGAAAATGGTAGATACGTAAACTACAACCCTGAAAAACATCAACAACTTGTTGAAGATTATTTATACGAACAGTATAATGAAAAAATGGGTGAACAAAGTCCTTTATTAACACGTGATATGGAAGATGTTAGTAATATTCAAGTTGATCCCGTTAAAGGTGGTAAAGTTAGAATAGGAAGTAGTAGTGGTGGTTATAAAGACGTAGACGCTGCTTTATTTGATAGAATAAATCAAAATATTCTACCTGCATTTAAAAATATGTTACAAGACCCTAACACTGAACCTTATGGAAAAAATAACCCACTACCAAAAATAGAAAGACCAGAGTATGAAGCTATGTTTAAAGATGCTGAAAAAACAACTGGAACTGCAAAAAATAAAAAATTAAATGCTGCTATTGAAGCTGATAGAGGTGGTTTACAAAGAGGTCATAATAGATTAAACAATGCTGTTGAAAGGTTTAACGCAGCTGATGGTAATATAAACGATCCTTCGTTAAGCGCTGGAGATAGAGATATGATAAAAGCTTATATTGAGTATGAAGATGGTTTTGATGAAAACTTTGATTTAAACAACATATTTGACAAGGCATCAAAAGTAAAAAATGTTAATTTCGATAGATCTGATAAAATAATAAGTTTAGATTTAGATGGTGAAAGACAAACATTTGATTTAAAAAATCCTACTGAGTTTGAAGAGTTTGCTGCTTTAGTAATAAAAAGAACTGGTGATGACTCTACTGACGGAACGTTTATATTAAAACAATTATTATTTAAAGATGGTGCTCAGTTTAAATCGTATAAAAGACCTTTAACAATTTTTGACAAAGAAGAAAAAAATCCTAATGAGTTAAAAGGTTCTGGAATGAAGGACGATGAAACTATTCAAGGTTCAATGAACCCTAACGAATAAAAATAAAATATATGTACGAAGTAAATGGCTACACGTATTCTTTAGAAGAAATAAAAGAAGCCGCTGAAGCAAGTGGTTTAGGTCTTCAAGAGTATATTATTAAAAATGGTATGACTACTACTGAAGAAGCTGAAGTTAAAAGAAACAACAGAGGCAAGATCAATGGTTTTCAAAAAATAATAAACAGTGTTGGAGATTATTTTTTAGGTAAAGATGGTGACATGGAAACGTCTTGGAATAATGGTAAGATCTTAGCTGAAGCTTACGATGGTATAAACGATGTTTTTGAACTAGATACAGACGATCCTAATTACTCTTTAACACCAGAACAAGCTGAAGCATTTTATAATTCTTTAAAGTCAAGAGAAAACTTAGAAGAAGTTAAGTCTATGAACGACTGGAACACTACGTTTGACAAAGTTGTTGAAGATGACAGGGCTTTAGTAAAAGCTGGTAAAGCTGATGACTGGGGAGAAGTTGGTAGAAACGTTGTTGCAGGTATTTATGCTACTGTTAAACATGGACCTGGCGCTTTGTTAGGAGTTTTAGCACAGTCACTTAGACAAGGTATGGACGATGATATAATTACAAAAGCTGGTGTTGCTGCAACTGGTGCTGCTGGTACTGTTGCTGCAGCTGGTCAAGCTGGTCCACAAGCTTTAATACCAGAAGAATTAGTTACTGTACCTACGGCTTTTTTATCTACAGCGTGGGGTACTATGAGTTATGAGTCAGAGGTTATAAATACTTTTGCTGATTTAATAAGAGAAGAACTTGGGCCAGATCCTTCATTAGAAGATATACATGAGATATTTGAAGATCCTGAAAAAATACAAAAACTTAAAAATAAATCTAGAGCAAGAGGTGGTACTATAGCAGCTTTTGAAACTCTTGGTTTTAAAGGTGCTAGTAAAGCAGCTAATGCAGTAGCAAAAACAACTAGAAGAGCTGGCGCAAGTAAAGTAACTAGTGTGGTTGCTGGAGGTACAGCGTCTGGTGCCACTGAAGTTCCTTTTAGTATGGCTGGTGAATACTTTGGTCAAAAAGCAGCTGGTCAAAAAACAGATTTAAAAGAAGTTATGTTAGAAGGTTTAGCTGGTTTAGGTACAGCGCCTGCTAGCGCGGCAACTGGTATTGGATCAGCATTAGTAAAACCTGGAACTTATTTAAATAAAGGTAAGAAAACAACTAGGGAGGATATACAAGATTTTATAAATACAGCTGATGATGCTGATGTTGTTTTATCACAGTTTGATATAAAAGACGACGCTGATCTTGCTAACCAATATCGTGAAAGAAAAAGAAAAGCTTTTATAGCACAAGATGTAGACGCTAGAATTACAGATCAAGCAGATATAGACGCTGTTGTTGATCTTGAAATACAACTACAAGATTTAGGTGAAGCTAAAACGTATAGTGCTAAAGAAAAAGTAAAAGATATTAAAGCTCAAATAAATGAGATAAGAGATAAATATGCTAAAACAGGTAGATTATCTGATAAAGCTAGACAAAGAAAAGAAAGTAGAGCACAAGTTGTAGAAGGTTTAGCAGATCAAGACTTTGTTGCTGAAATGCAGTTTGCTAAAAAACATAGTGCTTTATACGGTCTAGAATTAAACGATGCTTTAACTAGAGATGAAATACGAGAAAAGTATGGTGACGAAGCTGCAGATAGTAATGGTTTTATTATAGATAATCAAATAATAATAAACAAAGAAGTTGCTAAAACAACAGGCATTGACGGTAGAAATACAGCTAATCACGAGTTGTTGCATGGTATAATAAAAGCAAGTAAAGCAAATATAGATCAAAAACTAGTAAATGATTTTTTAAATTTTATAGGAGAAGAAAATAGAGCGGCTGTTGAACAACGTATAAATGAAAACTACGATGCTCAATATATGATAGATAATCCAGATGAATATTTTACTATATTTTCAGATGCTATTGAAAACGGTTCGGTAAAATTTGATGAAAACATTTTTACAAAAGTTGGAGATATTGTAAGAAGATTATTTCAAGATTTAGGTTTAAGAAAAGTTGATTTTGAGTCAGCTGAAGGTGTTTATAATTTTTTAAGAGACTACAATAGAAGCATACATAAAGGCGCTTTATCAAGAGGTATAAAGAGAGACACTAAAGGTGACGGCTCTGTTGAAGCTGCTAAGTTTTCTTTATCTAACAAAGTTGAAGATAGAAAAATAAATACAGATTTTAAATCTAGACTAGATCAGTTTACTGGACCAGCTGAACAAAGAAAATATACAAGCGATGCTGAGTTTAAAAAATCAAATGATTTTGCAAATGCTGCTTTAGCTCTAGAAGAAGATCCAGCTGTACTTAAAAAAATAGAAAAAGAGTTTTTAAGATATAATGTAACTCCTACAGCTCAAAACATAACAGACGCTTCAAGAATATTATCAGATAAATTTATGACTACTTTTAATGTAGAAAAAAATAGTTTATTTGGTTGGGCTATGGGTAAAACACCTGTATTAACAAAAGCTGTAAATACTGTTATAGAAAAAGAAACTAGTAGACCTGACGCTGGTGCCTCTTCAATAGATCAAACATTTGGTGAAGATCAAAGAGGTTTTGACATAGCTGACGACACAGATATTAATGATGTTATACAGAATAATATTGATGGTGAAAAATTAAGACCAAGATCAAAAGTCGGGCAAAAAACTATGTTAAATGGTGAAAAGCTATTTGATGACGACTTAGTAAAACAAATGAAAGCAAAAGCTTTAGAGGTTTTAGGTAAAGACTACGATATAACTAGTGATGAATTTATAAAGTTTGTTACAGATGAATTTAACACAACTATAAGGCCGGTATTACAAAAGAAAATAGGTAACGAAGCAGCTTATAGAAAATTTATAGAAGAAAACCACGAAACAGATGGTGATCCTTTTCAAGAAGGTAATATACCTTTAGCTGACATCGTTCAAATGGAAAAGATGGAAGATAATAAAGTATTTACTGAAGAAATACAAAGAAACTTAAAACCAAAAGCAGTTGATGCCGCGGTTAAAGCTAACAAGTTACCAAAAGGAACTAACAGATTATCTGGGCCTACTCTTTATAAATACGGTAAACCAACAGTAGATGATAAAGTAAACTTTATATATGGAGTTACAGGATCAAAAAGAGGAACTAGAAAAGACAGAACATTTTTAAATTTAGGTTTAAGAGCAATGTTTGATATGCTTGTAACACAAGCAACCGCAACAAACGTGCCACAAAAACAAGTTACTAAATTAGCCGCGAAAGTAAATGTACCTCAAAATATTAAGTTTAGTAAATCTGTTAATAAACAAATACAAGAGTACGGTGCTAGAACTAGAGCTCGTAATGAGTTTCAAATAATAGATGGTAAAAAGCTATCTAAAGCTGATCCTGCTGTAAAAAATAAAGTAAAAAAAGAAATAATACCTTCTCTTAAAAAATTATCAAAAGAAGCAAGAGTGTTAATGCTTTACACTATGCAGGGTACTGGTAAAGATAAAATTGACGGTACGCTTGGTAGATCTGGTATGATATTTCCAAACAAAGGAGAAGCTATGGCTGCTTTAGGTATTACGCAAGAAGATATTAACAATGTTGATATTAAAGACGCTCAAAACTATGCTGGTAAATCTGTATTAAGTACAAGTAAACTACCTATAGATTTAATTAAAAATCTTTTAACAGACAAAAATTTACATAAAACTATAGCTAAAGAAAACTTAGCCAAAGAAACTAAGTTAAAACAAATAGTAACAGAACTTGCTCAATTAGCTGCTAAAAATCCTGATATAGCTGCTGGATTAAATCATATAATAGGTTTACAGTCAGATTATCAAGGACATTTTATTAGAAAGCTTGTAACGTTTCAGTCTTTTACAGATCCTAAGTTATTAGGTAAAGGAATACACGATGAGCATTACTCTAAATCATTAAGAACAACTAGGTTTGTACAGTCTATAATAGATAAAGCTGCGGTTGAAGGTGATACTTATTTAAATCAAGAAATAAACGATGATTTAGAAAATTTAGTACAAGGCCAAGCAAGAGGTATTGTGTCTAAAATAGAAGGTAATAGGTTTGATGAGAAAAAAGGTATAGGTGAACAAAACCATATAGCTCAAACTCCTTTTGAAGAAGTTTATAAAAAAGTACAAAATCCTAAAAAACATTATATACTTCCATATACTAGATTAAACCCTACTAGTGAAGTAAAAACATTACAAGAGATAGCTGACAACGATTTTAAAAGAGTTAAAAACTTTAAATATCCTAATCAGTTAGTAAAACTAAGTAAAAGTAGTAATTCAGATAAAATATTAAATGATTTAAACAACTACGATAAAGCTCTACGTAATGCTAGAAACTTAAAAGCACCTAAAAAAGGTATTAGTGTATTTGACTTTGATGACACGTTAGCTACAACAAAAAGCAAAATTATTGTTACTATGGCTGATGGTAAAGTAAAAGAAATAACACCGGCTGAATTTGCAAAACTACATAGTAAGTTAGAAAGTGAAGGAGCAACGTTTGACTTTAGTCAATTTAACGAAGTTATAGATGGTAAACCAGGACCTTTAGCTGCTAAGCTTAAAAAAGCAATAGACAAGTTTGGTAACAAAGATGTGTTTGTTTTAACAGCTAGGCCAGCTGCTTCAGAGCAAGCTATATATGAGTTTTTAAAAGGTATAGGTTTAGAAATACCTTTAGCAAATATAACAGGTTTAGAAAACGGCACGCCTCAAGCAAAAGCAAGTTGGGTTGTTGATAAAGCCGCGCAAGGTTATAATGACTTTTATTTTACTGACGATGCTTATAAAAATGTAAAAGCAGTACAAGATGCTCTTGAGGTATTAGATGTTAAATCTAAATCAAGAGTTGCATATGTTGATAGAGTTTCAAAATTAGATAAAGACTTTAACGATATACTAGAAGCTAAAACGGGTATTGCTGCAGAAAAAGAATATAGTCCAGCTAAAGCTCAAGTAGTTGGTGCTAAAAAAGGTAAATTTAAATTCTTTATACCACCATCGGCAGAAGACTTTGTAGGTTTGTTATATCCTACGTTATCTAAAGGTAAACTTGGTGATAACCAAATGGCTTGGTATAAAAAGAACTTACTAGATCCTTTTGCAAGAGCTAATGCAAACATATCAAGAGAGCGTATAGCTTTAATGAACGATTATAAAGCTTTAAAAAGTCAACTAAACATTGTTCCTAAAAACTTAAAAAAGACAATACCTGGTGATACGTATACTAGAGAACAAGCTGTTAGAGTTTATATATGGAATAAACAAGGTATGACTATTCCAGGTTTAAGTAAAGCAGATTTAAAAGATTTAGTTGATTATGTTAACAGTGACGCTGCTTTAAAAACATTTGGTGATCAGTTGATAAATATAAATAAAGATGATGGTTATGCCGCTCCTAATTCTGGTTGGCTAGCAGGAACAACTACAACAGATTTGTTACAAAACATTGGAACAACAAAAAGAGCTAAACATTTGTCTGAGTGGCAACAAAATGTAGATATTATATTTTCTGAAAAGAATTTAAATAAAATGGAAGCTGCGTTTGGTAAAGCACATAGAATAGCTTTAGAAGGTATATTAAAACGTATGAAAACTGGTAGAAACAGAAGTTTCCAAACAGATTCATTAACAGGTAAAGTTACAGACTGGTTAACAAATAGTATTGGTACTATTATGTTCTTCAACACAAGATCAGCATTACTACAAACAATATCAGCTGTTAACTTTATTAATTTTAAAGACAATAATATATTTAAAGCTGGTAAAGCATATGCTAATCAAAAACAATATTGGTCAGACTTTATGACTTTAATGAACTCAGACTTTTTAGTTGATAGACGTAGAGGATTAAGAATAAACGTAAATGAAGCTGATATAGCTAATATGGCACAAGAAAGTGGACCAAGAGGTGTTATAAGTAAAATGCTTGAAATAGGATTTTTACCAACACAAATAGCTGATAGTTTTGCTATTGCAAGTGGTGGTGCTACAATGTATAGAAATAGAATTAATACATATAAAAAACAAGGTCTTAGTCAAAAAGAAGCTGAAAACAAAGCTTTTTTAGATTTTAGAGAAATAGCTGAAGAAGCACAACAGTCTAGTAGACCTGATAGAATATCTGCTCAACAAGCAGGACCATTAGGTAGAATAATACTAGCATTTGGTAATACACCTATGCAGTATGCTAGATTAATTAAAAAAGCAGCTTCTGATCTTAAAAACAGAAGAGGTGACTGGAAAACAAATGTTTCTAAAATAATATACTACGGCGCTGTACAAAATTTAATATTCAATGCTTTACAGCAAGCTATATTTGCTATAGCATTTGGTGAATCAGATGAAGATAAAGAAGAAAAGAAATATTTAAGTATAGCTAATGGTATGGCAGACTCATTATTAAGAGGTGTTGGTATTGCGGGTGCTTTTGTATCTGTTGGTAAAAATGCTATAATAAGAATAATGAATGAGTCAGAAAAACCTAATCCTAAGTATGAAAAAATAGGTTATGAGTTAACTAGAATATCACCACCAATATCTTCAAAGTTATCAAGATTAAATCAAGCTGCTAGATCTTTACAGTGGGATAAAGAAGAAATGATGCAAAAAGGCTTTGCATATGATAATCCAGCTTGGTTAGCAGGAGCAAATGTTACTTCTGCTATAACAAACGTGCCTGTCGATAGATTAGTTAAGAAAACAACTAATGTAATCGATGCTACTAGCCAAGATCTTGAAATGTGGGAAAGACTAGCTTTATTAGGTGGTTGGCAAAAATGGGAGTTAGATATGACTGATGATAGAAAATCTAAAAAATCAAAATCTAATAAAACAAAAGACGGTAAAGTTAAAAGGAACTTTTAAAACATTAAAATAAACTAAAAACAAGTAATACTAAATAAAACAAGTGAATTATGAGACAATTGCTAATTATAGTATTTTTACTATCAAATATCACAGTTTTCGCTCAAGAAAACAAAAAGAACTTATTTAAATCAATTTATGAAGATTTTTTTAAATATAGTACTTTTTACATAGCTGGTGATATAGAAAATCCAAAAGAAGAAGTTAAAGATTATTTTGTAAGAACAAACCCAGATGGTGGTTTATATGATATACCTGTTGTAGTAGACGGAACAGACTACTATGATTTTGACTATAGATATGGTTTTGGTGTACGTAAACTAGCTAGGTTTGATTACGAATTTAAAGGTAAACATTATTATGATGGCACTGAGAGCAGTGTAGGTTTAGCTGCTACTAATTCACCTGTAAAAGGTTTTGAATATTTATTTCACTGGGAAAAAGAAAGAGAAAGAGATGAAATGTTTGACAACCACAGATACTTTTTGAAACATAGTGGTAAATATCATGTTGTTAAAATAGAGAGTAGAAAACAAGGTAAGGTTGATTTTAATTATAAATCAGCTGAATTAAAAGCTAAACTACCTATTGGTAATAAGTTTAGTATATCTGCAGGCGCAATATATCGTACACATGAAAGACCTTATGGATATAATCCTATTGAAATATGGTTAAATGAAACTCAAATAATTAATGGTGAAGAATATCCTGTTAATTATTGGTATGAATTAGGTTTCTTATATGGTTATGATGATATATATTATTCACAGCAAGATGAGTTTGGTAACGAAACATATGACTGGTATTGGATAGATCCAGAAGGTAATATTGTTGCTGATAGCGATCTTGAGTTTCGTGATGGTGTTTTTGCAGACCTTATGAACCGATATAATAATGAAATATTTGAAAACATAGATGCTTTTGGTGTTGTTTCACCAGTGGTCGGTTTTGACTTTTATCATTATAAAAATAATTTTTGGCTGCATGCTTATGGTAACTATTTATTACCGTATCACAAGTATGTGCAGGGTGATGAAGACTTTAGTTATTTAAATAGAAATAACTGGGGTAAAGGTGGACTAAGACAAGACTCTGAGCCAGAGCAGTGGGAAGATTATCAAGCAGGTGTTGTGTTTGGCTGGAAGCTAAGTAAATCAATAGGCTTGTTTGTAGAGGGTGAATATACTAAATTCTGGGATAGTAAAATCTATAACAGTTCTGTTGGATTAAATATAACACTAAGATAATGGCAAAGCAATTAGGAGAAGATACTAAAGTAACATTAGACCTAAAAACAATAGGTATGATTGTAGGTTTTACAATAACATTAGCAAGCATGTACTTTGTAATGCAGGCAGATATAGCTAAAGCTATGGAGTTACCAGCACCTGTAATCGATAGAGTTGAATATGATTTAAAGGACGAATTAATACGTCAGACAATTATGGACACGCAAGATGATGTAGAAGAGATAAAAGAAACTATTGATAAGATAGATCAAAGACTATACGAAATACAAAAAAATAGATAATGAAAAATATTCTAATTTTAATTTTAATACCATTTTTATCAATTGCACAAGTAGACGTACCAGAAGAATACTGGATAGACGATACTAATTTTGAAGAAAAAATAAATATAAAAGAAGCTTTTGGTGATGATAACAATAAACCTGTTGTTGTAGAGTTTTGGGCTAAGTTTAATGAAGTAAATTGTTTTGCTGATTGGGATAAAATAGAAAATGCTATTTACTATAGAGTTAATATAGCTGATGCTCCTAGTGCTAAGAAAAAATACAAAGTTCGTATGGCACCAACTATTATAATATATAAAGATGGTTTTAAAGAAGAGGTTTTTAAAGCAGGTTTAGATTTAACATTACCAGCTGATCTAAACGATATTCAAAAAGCAATAAACGAAGTTAATAACGCAAGTAAATTTTAAATTATGGCAAAGGGTAAAAAAGATGCATGTTATCACAAGGTAAAAAGTAGAGTAAAAGTTTGGCCGAGCGCTTATGCTTCTGGTCAATTAGTACAGTGTAGAAAAAGAGGTGCTAAAAACTGGGGTGTAGGTAAAAAGAAGTAATGGCTAAAGCTTATAGAGGAGTTTTAAAAGCTCGTATAAATAAACTATATGGTGGTGATGTTACTTGTGGTAAAGTTAAAAAGCTTAAATCACGTAGAGAAGCAACTAAAAGAGATGTTCAGTTAGCTAATTGGTTTATTAATATGCAAAATTGTGGTCATGGTAAAAAGTAAAAAGAAAAAAGGTAGATGCTGGCCTGGTTATGCACCTGTAAAAGGTAAAAAACCATACTCACCAGGTAGCTGTAAAAAAATAAAGAAAAGATAATGCCTAAGAAAAAAAGTAAAGTAAAAGGTGGTGGAACTAGAAAAGTTTGTTTACCCGCAGCTAAAGTTCGTAGCATGTCTAAATCTGAACGTGCTAAAGTAGTTAGAGCTAAACGTAAAGCTGCTAAAGGTGGTGGATATAGAAGATCTAGTAAGTCAAATGTAAAAGGTGCTCGTAAAAAAGGAGCAACACTACGTGATTGGTTTAAAAAAGAAAACTGGGTACAGGTAGGTAACCCTAGTAAAAAATGTGGAGATAAATAATATGAAATCAAGAGGTTTAGGAGACAGCGTACATAAATTTACAAAAGCAACTGGTATCAAACGAGTAGTTGATACTGTATCTAAAGGTTTAAATATACCTTGTGGATGTGAAGGTAGAAGACAAGCTTTAAATAATTTAGTACCTTATAACAAACAATTTAAATTAAGAAAATAATGGGATATGCAAGTGCTGCTCAACGTAAAGCAGTTTGGGCAAGTAAAAAAGACGGTGGTAAAGGTAATCCTAACCGTAAAAAGAAAAGAAAAGTTAAACGTAAAAAGAAATAACTATGCCAGGAAAACACAAGAAGCTTACAGCTAAACAAATGAAAATAGCTAAAATGGCTCCACCTTATAATAAAATAACAGGTGCAGATTTTAAAGCATTAAAAAAGAAAAAGAAGTACTAATGGCTGAACCAAGAAGAACTACTAAAGGTAAAGGTCGTAATTTTAGAACTGTAAAAGAAGGTGCTGGTATGACTAAAAAAGGAGTAGCAGCATACAGGCGTAAAAACCCAGGCAGTAAACTAAAAACAGCCGTTACTGGTAAGGTAAAACCTGGTAGCAAAGCTGCTAAGCGTAGAAAGTCGTTTTGTGCAAGATCAAAACACTGGAAAGGTGAAAGAGGTAAAGCTGCTAGACGTAGATGGAAATGTTAATTAAAATTATCAAAATGAAAAATAAAAAGAACGCTTGCCCGTTTTGTGGCGGTTATTGTGGTCTTTGTTAGTCTACAATAAATAATACTAATTTAAAAAATATTAAACATGTTTAAAGATAAAGAATTAAGAGGTTACATAGGTGCTGCTACAGTGTTTTTACTTGTAATGGGACTTTTATTATTTCTGGCATTTTTTGAAATACCAGACACAAACAACGATATATTCAAGGTAATAGTCGGTATGTTAGTTGGTTCACTTTCTGTTGTTATTTATACTTTTATAGGTAAAAATCCAGAAGAAGTTGAAGCACTTAAAGCTAAAAATGAAGCTTTAGAAGACAAAGTATCAGCTATGGTAATTGAAAAAGATAAATTAGAAGCATTATTAAGAGATCTTCAAAACGAGATTATAGAAAATTTATCTATAGCTGGTGGTAAGTTTGAGTTTAAAAACAATGGAAAAGTTAAGTAAACACGTAAGTTACCGTGAAGGTGTGTATAGCAGAACAGCACAAAGACTTGGATTAAAAAATGATCCGTCTGATGTTCATTTAGCTAACATGAGGCTTATATCAGAAAAAGTATTTGAACCTCTTAGAGAGTTTGTAGGAGGTCCTATAAAGATAAATTCGTTTTATCGGTGGATCGTCAAAATCACAACATTGTCACGGACAAGCAATTGATATTGATGACACTTTTGGACATGCTACTAACGCTGTTATGTATAATTGGATTAAAGAGAATTTAAACTTTGATCAAATGATATGGGAGTTTGGCGATGATAATAATCCTAATTGGGTGCATGTTAGCTATGTGTCACCTGAAGAAAATAGAAACAGATGCTTAAAAGCATATAAAGAAAATGGTAAGACTAAATACATGGTAATATGAAAAAAGAAAAATTAAACTTTAAACCTCACAAAATGTATTGTAAAGATGGTAGTGTAAAAGATGCTACAACATATAATTTACATTTAAAATATAAGAAAATGGGTTGTGGACATAGCCCTAAGAAAAATAAAAAATAAAAACAACTAAAATGCCTAGAATACATACAATAACAACAGACACCGTACTTTCAGATAATGATATGTTATTGGGAACTGACGGAGCTAATGGTGCTAATAATGCAACAAAAAACTTTAGCTTTGGTGTTTTCAAAAATTACATAACAAGTAATGTCACATTTACAGGAGACACATTTATAAGTGGCGGTAACCTTACACTTGATAATAATTATTACCTAAAAGGAAAGCTTACTAACGGTACAGCTATAGATTTAATAGGTGTAAAGAACAACAACTTAGTAACAATATCAGATGACGCTCAAGAAACACACATTGGACCAATTGGTGGTAATACAAACTTTCAAGTAAATGGTGCACTTGTTTTAACAGGAGCCGCTGTTTTAAATGGAGCTATGACAGTAGCTGGAAATACTACTTTAGGTAATGCTTTGACAGATACGGTTACAGTTGCTGGTGATGCTACTTTTAATCGCGATGTAACTATTACTCGTAACCTAACAGTAAACGGTACAATTAATCTAGGCGATGCTGATACTGATAGTGTTGTTTTTGGAGCAGATGTAGACTCGCATATATTACCAGATGACGACAAAACATTTGACTTAGGTAGTTCATCTAAACAATGGAGAGAGCTTTATGCAAAAGGCGCTAGCTTTGAAGCAGATATTAATGTTGGTGGTATTTCTAATTTAAAAGCTGTAAACGTAGGTGTTAATGGTGATGGTCATGTAGTTAAGTTTTTTGGTGATACGTCTGGTAGAAAAATTGATTTTGATCCAACTGGTAATGCAAGCCTAAACTTTACTGATACTACTATGGCTAAGTTTGGTGATTCAGGTGATCTTCAAATATATCACAATGGTACAGCAAACTACATTGACAGTAATGGTGGTCAAATGTTTTTAAGAGCATCTGTATCAGATGGTAAAATGTTTTTTATGGGTGATGATGGTAACGGTGGTTATGCAGAATACTTTTATTTAGATGGTGCTGCTGCTGTTTACGATAGTAACCAAGGTCAAGCTGTTTCTGTAGAAACTAGATTTCCACCAGATTCAAAAGCAACTTTTGGTATTACTGGTTCAATGCAAACAAGTTTATGGAATAGTAATGCTGGAGACTTCTTTATGTCAGAAACAGGTGGTGGTAACATGAACTTCCATACTGATGGTACTCATATATTATTTGGTAAAAGAGGAGCTGGTGCAACTCATCAAGCACCTTTAACTGGCGCTGAAACAATGGCTAAGTTTATTGCTGATGGTGCTGTAGAGCTCTACCACGATAATGCTAAAAAATTAGAAACAACAGCAACTGGTATAACAGTTACTGGTAGTATAGCTGGTGCATTAAACACAATTGGTGGAACACTTCATGATCCAACGTTTACAGGAACAGTTACTTCAAACGCTAACTTAATAGTTTTAGCTGGTCAAGATACTGCTGCTCAAATAGAGTTAAAAGCAGATGCTGGAGATAATAACGATGATCATTGGAAACTTTCAGCTGAACCTAATGCTACATTTAAAATATTAACAAGAGATGGTGGTACTTATAGTTCTGCTGTAGATTTTGTTTCTAGTAATAAAAACGCATACTTTAAAGGAGATATTAGTGTTCTTGATAATAAAAAGCTTTTAGTTGGTAGTGGAGAAGATTTACAAATATTTCACGATGGTAGTGATTCATATGTTTCAGACACAGGCGATGGTAATTTATACTTAAAAGGTGGTAACCAAGTTAGAATAGTTGGTGATACTGCTAACTCAGATGAAATATGGGCAGTGTTTGGTCAAGATGCTGCAGAGCTTTGGTTTAACGGTAATAAAAAGCTTGAAACAACTAGCTTTGGTGTACAAACAACTGGTAGTTTAAATATTCATGGAGCTTATCAGTTTCCTATAACTGATGGAACAAATGGTCAGGTTTTAAAAACAAATGGTAATGGAACTTTATCTTTTGCAGACGATATTGGAGCATTGTTAGGTATTCAAGAGGGTGGTGAATTTACAAACTCTTTAATTGTAGGTCATGCTACAACAGGTACGTTAACATCTGCTCTAGGTAATACAGGTGTTGGTGTTGGTGTTATAAATGCTATAACAACAGGTGATCACAATGCTGCTTTAGGGCATGATGCTCTTGGAGCTTTAACAACAGGTGGTTCAAACGTTGCTATAGGTAAACAAGCTTTATTTAGCTCTGTTGTTGATAGTAATAACGTTGCAATTGGTAAAGATGCTTTATATAGTTTAACAAACTCTAACGTAGCAAGTCCAGTTTCTGGTGAAGCACAAAATAACGTTGCTATAGGTTGGCAAGCTGGTAATGGTATTACAACTGGTACTAACAATATTGTTATAGGTTACAATGCTGATGCATCTAGTGCTACAGCAAACAACGAGATAACAATAGGTAACACTAGTCACACTTTACTTAGAATACCTGGTTTAGGAACAACAAATGACAACGTATTAAAATATAGCTCAGCCGCTGGAGGTTGGGTAGCTGGTACAAGTCCTTCTGCTTCTGGAGTTCCATTTAAATTAGGTGGAAATGGTTTTGGTGGAACAACTAATCCTTCTTTATTAATTGGTCACGATGTAACAGGTGATCTTTCAAGCAACACTAGTTCAGATGGCTTTGCAAACGTTGGAGTTGGTCACGGAGCTTTAGAAGATATTACAGAAGGTGTTCACAACTCTGTAGTTGGTTTTGATGCTGGAGCTAAATTAACAGTTGGTGATAGCAATACGTTTATGGGTGCTTATGCTGGTAACCAAATAGTAGAAATGAAGTACAATGTACTAATAGGTGGCGAAGCAGGTCGTTTTATTGATACAGGTGATGCTACTAACCCTAGCACAAATGTTAATTCTCATAACGTAGGTATAGGTTATCACGCATTAAAAGGTAGTTCTTCACAACGAATAACAGGTACTAATAACGTTGCTATTGGATCAGGCGCAATGGATTCACCTACAACAGCAACTGGAAACGTTGCTATTGGTAAAGATGCTGGTGAAAACCTATATGACGGAGACTTCAATGTTATGATAGGTTATCAATCAGGTGATGGTGGTGGAGGTGAAGGAAATCAAAACACTTTAGTTGGTGCTAATACAGATCTTACTTCTTCTGGCGCTTCAGGAAACGTATTGATAGGTTACAGTATTACTACTAGTAATAGCAACTATACTCAAATAGGTAACAATAACACTCAGCAAGCAATAATAAAAGGACTTAAAAGAGAGGTTTCTAGTTTTGAAGAAAATGGTCAAGCTCAAAGAAATCATATACATGTTCTTGATGCAACTGGCGATTTAACAGTAACTCTTCCTGATAGTGGTTCAGATTCAAGTCTTATAGGTATGTCATTTACTTTTGTAACAAAAACAGCACCTTCTACTGGTAACGTTCATAAAATTAAATGTAATGATACTAACAACGAAAGTATATTTGGTAGTATCTTAGCAACAAAAGCTAGTAGTGCTGGTTCTGATTTTATGCAAACAGATGATGCTACAATAGCTGATGGTAGAAGCGCTATAAACCTTAATGGTACTACACAAGGTGGTAGAGAAGGAACTCATATAACACTTACTTGTATTGCTGCTGACACTTGGCTTGTTGAAGGTACTATGAGATACAGTGGAACATTTGCTAGCTCATTCTCTAATAGCTAAAAACGGTTAAAAAAAAAGGGGATCGAAAGATCCCCAATTTTTACAAACTAACTAAACTAACCGTCGCAGCTTAAACACTGCTCATTCATAGCGTTTTCAGCTATGTCACCTCTGAGGACCGATTCGGTCCTCATGTAGTATAAGGTCTTTATTCCTTTTTTCCAAGCCTCTAAATGTATTTTATTAATCCACTTAGGTTCTGCTTGTGAAGGAAAAGCCAAGTTCAAACTAACAGACTGATCTATGTACTGTTGACGTATACCCGCCTGATTAACTAGTTCTAGTTGATTTATTTCCTTAAAAGTTTTATAAACCTCTTTCATAGGTATTTTATGCTCACCGACTGTAATTTTGTCAAAAGCTTTTATACCTTGTACAGAACCACCATCTTTCAATATCTGGCTCCATATTTTTTCTGTATTTAAATTATTCTTTTTTAATTCATCGACCAGCGTAGGGTTCTTACGTATGAACGTGCCTTTAGCAGACTGGTCTGTAAAAACGTTAGCAGCCCATGGTTCAATTCCAGGACTAATATTCCCAGATAACTTACTATTACTAACAGTAGGAGCAATAGCTCTGAGATGTGTGTTCCTAAATCCAGTACCAACGCACCAAAGCGGTTCGCCGAACGTTTCAGCCAATGCCATACTTGCTCTTTCTGATTCGATTTTAATTTGTGAGAATATTCTTCTTGTTTCATATTGTGCTAATAATCCCTCGAAAGGTAAACCTTTTTGTTGTAAATAAGTATGCCAACCTAATACTCCTAATCCTAATGCTCTACCTTTTTCTGCAGATCTTACAGAGTTTTCAAAACCTTTTCTATATTTAGCTTTTTGTATAAACTCTTCTAGTACTCCATCTAAAAACCATATACTGTCATATATTAAGTTAGAATTTTTCCACTCTTTATATTTAGCTAGGTTTAAACTAGATAAACAACATACAAAGCTATGGTTCTCATCTGTATGTAATACTATCTCACTACATATATTAGTCATAAATACTTTTAAAGCATTGTCTTTGTATGCAGCAGGATTATTCTTGTTAACATTACCTTTAAACATTATATAAGGCTCACCTGTAGCTTTACGCTTTTGTAACAGTTTACCCCATTTACGTCTTGCAACTTTATCACCAGCCATAAGCTTACGCATAAACTTATCACCAATAATTGTGCATTGATGCATGTTTAATGATTGTCTATTAACATCACCTTTAGGTTCTCTTATTTCCAACCAGTCTTCCCAGTCTTTGTGTTCTAT